ATGAACCATCTCATGGCAGATTGTGACAATAAAATCTTTAAGGGTTAGGTTGTTTGCAACATCAATAGTAAACTCACGATTGGTATCTTCTTGCATACACCAACCAACTGCATCACCAGTTAGTTTCTTGATGTTTACTGTAATCTCTAGTGTCCTCATACGAGGCATAAGAGTTTTAATCATCTGAGCAACTACTGCTCGGGCAACATCTCTTTGAAACTTCTTACCACCATTGACTTCAATATAATTCATAAGAATCACTCCTCACTTTCTATAACTAGTATACCATGTTCTCATAACAAGTCAAGAGTTTTTTGCATAAAAAAACCCTTGCAAAACAAGGGTTTCTAAAATAATTTGGAGCGGTTGGCAGGACTTGCACCCGATTCTTCTGGTTGGATACCAGACGCATCACTTAAATGCTTCAACCGCAGGTTATGATGTGAGGAGTATTCAGTGAGTTGAGAGAGAGAGAGGTTACTCCCCACATCATTCTCTTATAATACTACTAACTTACTAATAAGTCAAGAGTTTTTTACAAGTTTATGTGCTGAAGAAGTGGTTTCTATAACTCTACGACTCCACCCTCTACCAAATGTTTCAAAGGTAGATAGTGATTCGTAGTAACCTTGCCGTGCAGACTGATACGAATCAATTGTTGCAGACAGTCCTTCAATTTGGACATATGCATCAACCGAGCGTAGTGTTGCAGGCCCGATTGCACCATCTGCTGTTGCACCAACAAGATTTTGTAGATACTTAGCAGCACGTCCAGTTCCAGCATTAACACCAAAATCGAAAACACAAAGATCAAGTCCAGCAGGCAAGTCATCGCCTTTTACTCTATCCCAATATGATTTCTTGTAGATGGGAGCAACATCTTCAACTGTTAAGTCTTTCATGTCCTTCTCCCCACCATGTTCTTCCCATACTCTTTTGGTGACACCAAGATTAGTCTCACCGCCAGGGTCTTTTGGGTGATTTACATAACCACCCTCATGGTGTAGAATCATCTCCAAACAATGGTCATAATTCTCTTTCATATTAACTCCTTTGAAAATTATCGTTCCAACCGAACGCTTCTTTGACTACCTCTTTTGATAGTCCTTTATAAACTTGATGCAGTTTCTTATCTTTTGCATTGATAACAAGTTCTGCTTCAGATTTATGCAAACCCTCTAGCATTTGAATAAACATATTCTCACGCTTGAAACCAGCAAGGGTATCGTTACCACCTTTAACAAAGTTGAACAGTTTCCTTGCTTCTTTGCGAAGCACAGTATGTTCTGTTCCTTCCTCTGCTTGATTTGATTGGAATGGAACTTCTCCTTCTGGAATCAACCAAACGATGTTAGGATCGAATGATGATTTCAAAACCATACGAAGCGGTTCGCAATCATATTCCTTCAGAAGTCCAATCTTCTTTTCTTTAGTTTTTGCATTATGCACTTTCTTTAGAACCTCAGAAAGTAGAGGTGTATATGTATCTTTTGCCATATTAAAAGTCTCCAATGTCATTCATAAGATTTTTCAATCTCTTTTGTATAAAATAATTTAGTAGTTTTGATCTTTCACCTTTTGGCGGTTGTTCATACTGTTCAAGTATTGACGCCTTCAAGTCACTTGGAATGTAATCCAAATCAATCAATGTTCTATTGCGTTGATAGTTTCTCAACATCTCCTCTGTACAAAAGTCCTCTGGATTGAGGTCTACCCATGTTGCCAGTTTCTTTTTGGTTAGAGGTTTCTGACGCAACTCATCTACAAATGTATTGTCGGAAGATAGGAAGTTTGGAACACCATCACTCCTATCACCCTTCAATATATGTTCTTTAATATATAGGTGAGGGTCTTGCCCGTTCACAAACTTCTTGAGAACTGGTGAATATTGTTTTACAAAGTTGTGTTTTTGCAACTGTATAAAATCCTTGTCACCAGACAAGATAAGAACATTTTCAAATGCAGATGGTGTTGTTGAAACATATTCAACGATAGCAGCAATACAATCGTCTGCTTCAGCGCCTTCTACTTCTAATACTTTATAGGGAAATATTTCTTTAATCTCATCACGAATATTGTTCAGAGTTTCAAAGATTAGATTCCAATCAAGTCCAGATGCTTCTCTGTCCTTCTTACGATTAGATTTATAGTTGGGGAAGTATTCTCTTCTCCAATATTTTTTGCTGTCATAACAAAGAACCAATTCACCATATTCTTCTCCGAACCTAGAACGATACATTCTAATAGAGTTAAGAACCATATGGCGAACTAGATTTTCATCGACATCGTTTTGTCTTTTAGAACCAATCTGCATCATCAGATTACTGATGGTGACTTGGTTCATATCCACTAATATCATAGTTTTCACCTTTTTTTCATAGTATTATATATTACAACAAAACAGAACGATTGTCAATAGATTTTGGAGCGGGCAAGGAGAATCGAACTCCTGTCATCAGATTGGAAATCTGAGGTAATACCATTATACGATGCCCGCATTATTTTCTTTGTGCCTTTATACAAACCACTTGATTGTTTGGTTTGGGGAAACCGTTTATTCTTCCTATATCCCTAACGACTCTTTCTCGTTTCTGTAGGCACTCATTCATGCTATAGTATTTACCATACACTTCTGAATTTACCATTGGTGTTGAACCAGAACCCCATGCTAACTGAACTACCACCAATACCCACATAACTATTCTTTATCCTCTTCACCAGTTAAATCTTTAACTATCTCTTCCATAGTTCCCATATCGAATTCTGTGTAGAGTCCATGTTCATCATCATAATCTGAGTTGACAAACAAACTTACCAATTCTTGCATTGGATGGTTGATGCCCATATCTCTGTAGATAATAGACTTAACCAACTCAATCAGAAATCCAATGTCTTTGATGAACTCTGGGTTTTCAGTATCGACTTCATTTTCACCCATGTTGTGAATCATGTTCACAATCAATCCTTCAGTGAGATGATCAGCAATCTTTAAGTCTGTGTGTAACTTGATAGCAGTATCATCAATCTTTACGGTGTTCTTTGTGGTCATTTTGCCTGGAAACTGTATAATCTTGTTATCACTCATTTTCCATTTCCTTTGTCCAAGTACAACCAATGTCTGGATACCAAGTACCCACATTTCTTTTAGGCGAACCGTCTGGATGGTATGCCATCACTAAACAAACAGTCTTACATTTATTCTGTTGATGTTCCCCCCAAAACATATCAATATATGTTCCAGAAATACTAGAGACTCGTGCTTCTGCACCTTTAATCTTACGGCGAACATCCCCTCGTGCAATTGTCAACAGTTCTTTCTGTGTCTTAATCCACTTCTTAACATTGATATGACTCCAAGCGTGTTCATCACCTTTAGCAAGAACGTCTGGGTGGACTGATTTATACTCTGGGGGATTTTCTTTTGCTCGTTTTTCACGAGCAATTGCAAGACGTTCTGCCGCTGCCGCCTTTTGTTCAGGCGACATTGGTTTCCGTTTTTTACGTTGTTTTGGTAGGGTTGAGTCAGTCTCCACTTTAGCACGGCGTGCCATCGGTTCACCTCTTGTTAATAACCAAGTTCATCAAATCGTTTTTGCATTTTGCGTTTGTATCTACGAGTTGAAGCGGCCTTTGCCTTTCTTCGTTTCGTTCCTCTACTTTCGTAAAAAGAGCGTTCTCGTATTTCTTGAAACAAACCATCTTTAATTAGTTTCTTTTTCAAAACTCGCAATGCACCATTGACATCATCGCCACGAACTGTGACTGTCATACCACCAATGGGTTTTTGTTCATTTCTTTGTCTTTTTTTATACATTATATCCTCATAGTTAGTTGGCCTGCCCTGTAGGACTCGAACCTACGACCCACAGCTTAGAAGGCTGTTGCTCTAATCCAGCTGAGCTAAGGGCAGATTCACTCAACTATTATTTTTGAAACCTTAGAGAATACTGTCTACCATTATGATAAAAAGTTACCACACTGTGAGAGTACACCTCTACGACTTCTTCATTATAACGAGTTTGAACATTACATACTCGTTGTGTTCCACCAGTA